GGTAATTCTTCTTTAAAACCCTGTAACTTTTGTCTAAGAAGAGCTTTATCAAATCTATCAGTATCGGTATCAAACTTATTAGTTTGAGTTTTAGGAGCAACATATTCTTCTTCCTCTAAATCAGTCGAATAATTATGTACTTCAAAATGGCCAGTAGCGGTATCAGCTTTAACAGCAAATGTAAGACCATCCATACCGTATCTGTTTTTCATTATATGAAATCTACCTGTACCTTTGACTTTATCTTCCTTTTTACGAGATAAAGACATTGAAAAATCAGTGATCATCAGCTTATCATAAGAACCAGCTGCCTTGTCACCTTCTATAATTTCGTCTTTAGCTCCTGCACGATTAACTTGTGAAACAGACCAAATAGGTATATCAAGTTCACGGGCTAATCCTTTAGTACTTCCATAAATATCATCAATTTCTTCCTTACGCTCCCTAGTTCGTTTTCTTGATGAGAGAAGATCAACATAATCAATAAGAACTAAATCTGGTTTAACTCCCATATTTGCAACCTTTGCAATATGTGATTCAATTGTTGATATTGTTGCCCTTCCTGTTGGGTATTCTTTGATAATTAGATTACCAGGTAGTTGAGGAACTATTTCTTCCGCCTTTGGTTTTAACTGATCAGTTTTATTAACAGGAATTTGGGTAAAGAAAGCATCATATCGTTTTCCTACATAATCTTCTCCTAATTCTAAAGTATAATGTAATACATTATAACCTAATCTAACAGCATATCCACCTAAAGCTACAAGAGACCATGATTTACCACCTCCAGGATTACCAAAAATAAGACCAAAATCTCCATTTCCCAATCCACCTTGTAATAAGTCATTAATACGTTCCCAAGGAGTAGGAATAACTGTTCTTGAATTTTCTCTATAACGTTCTTCAATATCTTTATTATATTCATGTCCTACATTTTTATCTTGGCCAGCTTTTAACGCTCCATCAACTAAAGTTCTAATACCATCAAAATCTCCCGCTTTAAGTAAATCCACTGAAGACATTAATGCTTTTTTTAATTGTTGATTTCTGCAAAAATTAGTAAATTCCTCCTGAATATATTTTAAATCCTCATCTGAAGAAACATAAGCTTGTTTTAATTCATCTTTTATAGATATTTTAAGAACATCATTATCTATTTTTTGTAATTCAACTTTAAGTACCTCCAATGAAGGAGTTGTATGGTACTTATCATAATATTTAACAATTTCTTTGATTGTCCATTTATGAGCACTTTTTTCAAAGTATTCCTCACTGATGATATCATGTATATTAGTTAAAAATTCTTTATGTGTTAATAAAGAAGAAATAACTTTAATTTGAAATTCAGCTCCGTATTGATTTAATGTTTGTAATGTCAATCTTTATAACCTTTAAAATGTGAAAATTTATCGTTTAACCATATTTCTAAATTTCTAATCATACCACCTAATTTATCTTCATTATATAATTGGATAAATAACTTAGTATTTAAATTAGGAAATTTTTCATCAATAAGATAATCTAAGTATTCTATTTGTTGTTGATCCACCATTGGAATACTTAAATCCATAATTTTATAACTATTTTCTAATTGAGTCCTATTTTGGACTATTCTAGAATATACAACATGTTCTTTAAATTTCCTAGCAGATATATCAAAAATGTCTTCTAAAGTAAGAACTTGTGTTTTTAATTCAGGGAATTTTTTAAATATTCCTTTTTCACCTAACCCTTTTACTCCTGGTATTTTATCTGAATTATCTCCTAATAATGTTTTATATAGAATAAAATTTTCAGATAATACACCAAATTTTTCTAATACTGTTTCTGTATTATAATACTCTTTTTCCATTGGTCTATATAAAATAATTTTATCAGTTACTAACTGAACAAAATCTTTATCACTAGATACAATAAAACAAGTTGAATTATATTTTTCTACTAATTTTTTAGATAACACTGCTATAATGTCATCAGCTTCCACCTTATCAATTACGGTGGTTTTAATAGGTAACATTTTTAAATACTGAATTAGACGTACTATTTGGTCAACTTTCGCATCATGCTCATCACCTAAATTTTCAAATACTTCCCAATTAGTAATTCGTTGTAAATTCCTACCTGATTTGTACTCGGGGAGCAAGTTTTTACGGTTGGTTGCAGAACCTGCTCCGTCGAATACTACATAAACAGATGTTGGTTGGGTTTGATTTATTAAAGCACCTAAACTACGAAGAAATCCACCTAACCCACCAATATGGACTCCATCAGGATTAACCATATTTAACATTGCAAAGTTTCTAAAAAATAGATTTAATCCATCAATTAATAATACTTTATCATGTTTTTTTAAGGTTGGCTCCTCCCTTTGCTCCTGGACCTCGTCCAATAGCTTGAATAGTTCTTTATGCTTCATAATTTTTACTCAGGCTCTTTTTCGAATTGAGATATATCTTGAACTTCCTCACCTTCTTCAATCACATCAAAATTCATACCTCCTAATATCTTAGCCCATTCCTTAGCATTCTGTTCCTTATACTTTTTAAGTTCGTTAGGATCATCATTAATAAAACCATGAGGTGTCATTACTATTCTACCTCTAGTTGTAACACCATTAATATGATTTTTATCAATTTGTAAGTTAGCTCGTTTAGCAAATTCTACCTGCTTACCATCTTTAATTGCTTTAATTTTAGATGTTCCTGCAGTCATAATATTACCAAATGTCACTACAAATGTTGAATCAAACCACATTGCATAACCACCTTTATTCATCAATTTAGGTTGACCCATAGGCGATTCTGGTTTTAATGTCCAAACTTTATTTACACATACTAATGTATTAGTATAAGGTGAAGATTCCTTTCTTGATAATGTAATTTTTTGATTTACATTATTACCAAATTGGGTTGACATAGCACCAGCATTCCACTCGTTATTGTTTTTATTTGATTTAAGTGACATTTCACAAGGTACAGAACCAATACTATCCCATAAGAATAGTAAATCATAAGGTAAATTACCTCTTTTTTGTTCGTCCATTAAATCTAAAATAAATCCAGCTACGTCTTCTATTGAATTAATAGTTTCTCTATCCACATAAATAAAATTACCTTCATAATCGATAATTTCACCACTATCATCTCGAGTAATATTAATATCAAGACCCATTTGAATGGCATGTTCCCAATTCCATTTCATCTCAGTAATAATAAAAACAGGTAGTATATCTCTTTTTTGAGCTGCTACTGCTGCTTCTATCATTGCTGTTGTTTTTCCTGTATCGGAGTGTCCTCTTAGTAACACAATATGACCCATAGGAATACCAGGAACGGATGTTACGTCTTGAAACGCTTTAGATAACGGAATCCATTCCTGATCTTTAAATTTGATGTTTTTATCTAAACCTTTTTTATTTTTAAAGGCATTTAAATCAAATTTACTTTTAATTTCCTTAGAGACTGCTGCCGATAATGATTTCTTCTGTCTCGCCATATTTAAAAGGGTAAATCATCATGTTTATCTTCTACTTGATTATCATCAAATAAAGAATCAAATTTATCACTTTTATTTTCTTTGGCTTTAGAAGTATCTAAAGAAAACTTACCAGGAGCGGGTTGAGCAGTATTATCAAATCCCTCAGCGGGTTCAGAGATAATATCTCCTTCCTCAACTGCATCTTCTGGTGCTAACCATTTTTCTAGTGCAGATTTCATTTCATCAAATGTAAACCTTTTAAATTCAGCATTTGGGTCTGGTTGTTCTTTAGTCCATTTTTCTACTAATGCGGAGTCGGAACTAAGTGGAGTTTGTTTTAATCTAACTCTAACTGATGATTTATTATAATTTGTACCAGTAGATTCAGGACCCACAGTTTCAATAGTAAGGTCTCTACCAGAAGCAATATCAGTATAATCACCAATTTCTTCATCTACAGCTAATGAAAGTAATTCTTCATAAATCAGCTTCCCAAACTGCCATAATCGAACTCCTTTATCCTCCTCTCCTCTAACGATAACAGGGACAAATATCCTTGTTTTTGGGTCTAACTTTTTAGCTAGAACATAATTTTCTTTATTATATTCTTCTCTAAGTTTGCCCGCAAATAAAGCAATTGGATCTTTTTCACCGAAATTAAGTGGGGAAATCATAACTTTATTTGTAATACCATAATAGAACTTAAGTTCCGTAAATGGGTTCTTAGGATTAAAAGCACTAGGTACTATCCTAACCTGTTGTTTACCTACAGTAGGTCTCCAAAATGTCAAACTATAATCTCTTTTTTGACCAGTGGATTGTTTTTGTTGGAGCGTGTCCAACTTCTGTTTAAGCATTGATAAATCCATAATTTTATAACTTTTTTTTATGTAACTATAATATACGAACTAAAATTTGGGGGGCCAAACTATAGTTCAATTATTTTATAAATTTTTGTATTTAACTGATTTAACTCATTATGTTGAGTTAATAAAATACAATTTTTATAATGCTGCCAATTCACCTGATATGATGAATCAACAACTCCCCCATTAAGTTTTTTTATTAATTCGTTTAAAGCATTAATAGTATATAAGGTATTAGATTCCTTTTTTCTATGGACTAGAATAGTGTTATCAGGGATAGTATGAACATTACCTTGATCAACGTTATAAGTAATAACAAACTCGTCTTTACCAACTATTTCTAAAACAAATAGTTTATTATAAATAATTGTATACTTGCTTTTAATTTCCTCTAAAAGAGCATCTAAATTATCTATATCAGTAAATGTACAGAATAGTTTATTATTCAAATCACTAAGGTTTTTGATGGATGTAATCACATCATAGTTCGCGTTATACGTATTTGTAGTACTATCTAAAGTCGTAATCATAACCTTGTTTTATTTTAATGTTAAATTTATATTTTTTAAAAATATCTTTAATTTTTTCCATAACCTCTTCTTCCTCTAAAGAGAAATCAAACAAAAACGAATCATAAGTATATAATATTAGTTTTGTTTTTTTACCTCTTAATATACAAAGTATATCCCATAGTATACAAACGTTCATTGACGTTTCCAAGTTTTGTAACAAATAATTAAATAATTTTTGAGGATTCATTTCCTTGTAATAATCTTTTTGATAAACAAAATTTGAAATAGGACACACAATCTCCTCTCCTCCATAAAAATCGTGCCACATATTATGTATATACTTTTTTATTTTTTTAAAGTATTCCAGATGCTCGTATTGTTTAAATACACCTCCGTATAATTGTTTAAATGTTAATTCTTTTGATTTAGCATAGCTTACCCCATAAAGTTTCGCCATATGATCGTGAATATCCACAGTGGGAAAACTATAATCAATGAGGCGACAAGACAAGCTAGGATGATAAGCGCTAATATCAATTTCGTACAAAATATCATTATCTGATATAAATGATTTTCTACATCCATTTTCCTTGTTAAGTGCTGCATAATTTACTCCTTTAAATTTATTACTTGGTCTAGTGGTTAGTGTTTTTAAGTTGTACTGACTGTAGACTCGTTCACTATCAATGGGATGAAAGTGCTCTTGGAATCTAGGTACGTGTACTCGTAATCCACTTCGCTCGATAGCGTTGAATACCACGGATACTCTACTGTTATAGAACTCTGCATATTTAGTTGGTTTTTGGTTTTTATATCTTTCGTATTGATAATTAAAGTAATCTTCACACATTTCATAGTGTTTAACTACCGGTATCATTTCATTTACATTAGGTTTATCCTTATGTTTATAGTAAAAAATATTATGTGTATTAGTTAATTCTTGTATATACGTATTAGGAAATATGTTTATGTCAACAAGAGTTTTTAGCGGAAAATAGTGTAATAATTCCTTTTTATCCCTACAATATAAAACCTCAAATTTTTCTAATAATCGGTCTATACTCGTTTTTA